AACAGAAATGATATTTTCTTGAACTGTTTCCAATGTTCCAGAAGAGGCAAATCCTTCCTCTGCAATAGTAACTGCCACATCTTGATTATTATCAATATCATCAGTTAAAGTAAAGGTTTTAGTTCCAGTTTCAAACCTTGGGAAACTTAAGTTATTTGGATCTGGAATATAATAACTACCAATTAAAGTAGCAGATATATCAGAAATAAGTCTAATGTTTGATACTTTTGCAATAGCACCACTTGTTTGACCACGGAGACTCATTCCTTCTTGTGCCCATCCATAATATTGACCTTGGGCCTCATTAGAAAGAGAGAATGTATCAACATTTAATATTGTTGATGTTGAAGAGTATGCACTTGACAAATCTTGCAAGTTATATGGATTTTGGCGGAAAGTTTTGGTTGGAGAATCGTAAGGACCTTCTCTATGATTCGATTGTGATACTCTAAATCTAATAAAAGGTGCTGATGGAAGAGCAGTCGCGCCGACATCACCAACGACAGGAGTGGTTCCAACAATAGTTTCTCCAACTTCAAATACACCAGACTCCATTGTGATTTCCATCAACTTAGGAACACAATACTTAGAAATATCAACACCATCAAAGAATGCATAAAGTCTGGTAAGTGGTTTGACTTTCTTAGAAACAAACTCTACATTTCTAGATCTCATGAATGGGATAAGATCTCTACTTATAACTCTATCACCAACAGATTCACGATCAAACTGTTCAGTAACAATTGTTCTTACACCGCTTCTAGAAACAGTTCCAAACTCTCTTGTTGTTCTGATTCTCTCTTCAGTGACCGAATCCGTTACTTGTCTGCTACTGACACTTTGTCGTGCTCTACCACCAGGTCCTTGACGGTGAATTGTATCAGGTCCATTTTGAATCACTCTTGTTCTAGTTGATTCAACTACATCAACACCAGTCCAGTTAGTTTCCCAAGAATCCCATAACATAGGACCAAATCCAGTTTGTGGATCAATAGTTCCAGCATCGACAGCATCATTAAATGTTTCTACATAGTTTCCTTCTGTTTCAATAATTTTTGCTTCAAGTCTTGCAGTATCTACCCAATTATCAGATGCAGGTGTAAGTTCAAGAGTTCCATTCCAGAAACTAATTAAGAAAGGAGTAACACTCTCAGTTCTAGTAGCAAAATTTTGTTTAATATATTCAACTTCAGCATAATCAAGTGTTAAAACATCATTTTGTTTTCTAACATTATTTCCTTCAACTATATTGAAATTTAAGTCTGCAGTTGGATCTGTATCTACAACTGGACCAAAAATCATATCAACGGAATTAGTATAATGTCTTGGCCTCAGTTCATTATACTTTCTATCAATTGCATTATTGAGTTTGAATGAACTATCTTGTGCTAGGAAATCATTAAAATTATCAACAAAGAATCCAGACTTAAATCTATTCAGTCCTTCACTATCAGCAATGAAAAGATTTGCAGTTTCTTTTTCTAAGAGGGAAAGAGTTGTGTAATATTCAAGACTCTTGATTCTATTTTCAAGTTCCTTGATATCTTCCATTCTAAATCTTTTATGTTGCATAAAAGATAATTTTGCATCTTCCGGACGATATAGATATGCAGGAAGATCAATTCTGCAAACTTCAATTGCATCATTAACAGGATCTGGTCTTTGTGGATTATCCGATGGTGTTCCATATACCACTTGGAATTTTCCATCTTTTGATAAAAATACTCTATCAACTCTTCCTTGATAGTATGAAACATCCGTCAAAATTGCTTCATCAGAAGCCAATACATTTGCTGCAGATTGTCCAGATCCATTAAATGATCTACCTAAGAATTCTAAAGGTGATCTAGACCCTTCAGTCGCAGTATAATTAGAAACTCTTGGTCTGATATCAATAATATCAGAGTTTCTATAGATATCTACGGATTTAATTTCATCACCATAATCAAACTGTCCATATGAATTAACAGTTGTTATATCTCCATCGTCAGTGCTAGAATATGAAGCACTTGAGAAATAAACTTTTATTTGCTTAGATGGGGCAGAAGAGTCATTCTTTCTTTTTATTCTGCCATGAGAATAGAAAGTATCTTCCTGACCAGTTTTAAATGTGTAATTTGATGATATATTAAAACTAGGAGTTGAGAGAGTCGATACTAATGCAGATGCATTTGATTCTTGGAACTCTAAAGTTTCTCCTTCAATAAATGCAATTTCATTTTTATAGAGGAAGGAAATTGAAGAATCATTTAATTTTTCTGCGATTATAGCAACAGAACCACTTGTTTGCCCAATTAGTTGTTCACCAATCAACAATTCTGCAGTTGTAGTTGACTGAGTATTTAATGATTGAAGAGAAACTTGAGGACAAGATGGTGAATTTGTATCAGAAGATTCAAAAATACCATGAATTTTAATAATATCTGGAACATTCAATGAAATAACTTCATCTTCAACTCTAGTTCCGAAAGGATAATTTCCAAATGTAAGACCATTATTTAAAGTGGTAGCACCAATTCCAGATCCTGCAAGTTTTGATAGATTTACAGTAACAGAATTTACTCTGTTTTTAATTTTTTCCTTTGCTTTTGGTTTTACTTTTCTAAGTGTTGCAATTAAAGTTGCCTCAGTGTCCTCATTTCCAAGACCACGAATTTGTAAAGTATTTCCAGTCGTAGAAATATCAAATTTATCTCCACTCAATAATTCTGTAGCTCCATTATCTGATCTAATCAGTAAATATCTTTCTTCGTCGAAAGGTAAGAAAGTTTCATTTGCAGGTGCTACAACCTGTGTGGATAATTCACTACTTGCAATATTTACAGTAAACGTTTTTCTAATTACTAGAGATGCCTCTGCAAGATCTACATTAGAAACATTGACTTTTGGTAAAGGGGTGAATAAAGAATTTCCAGATGAAGGTGCTAAGTTTGTTGTAAGAACTTTAAGATCAGTCACACTTAAAGTTGATGCTGGAAGGAACCCACTTGAAATTCCAGTTACTGCAGTAACTCCTTCTACAGAAACATGAGTTGTTCCTACGCTAGTAACTCTACCAATAATAGGATCTCCGTCTAGTCCTGGGGTGGTATCACTGTATTGAATAAGATCATTTTCTTTTACAATATTTCCTGGGAATGATGGATTTGTACTTCTTATTGTGCTTACACCACTTGAAAGTGGACTTACTGTAGCAATACCAACTAAGAATTTATTAGATTGAATTACGTCAGCACTGAAAGTATTAACTCCAACTACTCCATTATTTGTTCCATATATTGACTTGACATCAGAAAGACCATGCTCAGTAATAGCAATAGCAATTCTTCCATTTTGAATTCCATTGAAGGTAAGTTTTTCATTTGGTACAAATGTTCCACTGGTCTCATAGACCGTAATTGCCGTTCCAGCAGAAACTGCATGTCTTAAGAAACCAGTAGCTCCACTGTTATCACCTTTAACAAATGTGGGGATAGATAAAGTATGTGCCTGATTTAATGCAATATCAGTAATCGTTTGAACATCATAGAGAGCAAGGTTCCACTCATTCTCGTTTGTATTAGATGTGCTATATGATCCAGACTCTAGTTTGAAGTCATATATTCTTGCAACCCCAACTTCATTTCCTGGAAGAGTTTCTGAACTACTTCCAACTCTTTGATCTCTCAAACTTACAAAATAAGTATTACCAAGACCAACTGTAGGTGTTCTATGAACCCTATTCAACCTAAGTGTTGGACCTGTGTTGTAAATTATATTTTGATCTTCAATAGTTCTTGTCGTTCTTGGTTTATTAACATCTAAGTAAATTGCATTTAATGTTTCAATCTCATAACCTTTAACATATGCTTTTCCTGGGGAGATTTTGTATAAACTAAGACCATCACTAGGAGTTACTCCACCTGGAGTAAACTGTCCTGCATTAAAAATACCACCATTACCAACTCTATCATTTAAAGAGTTTAAAACCGTAACATCAAATGGTTTTACATAATAATGTCCAGATTCATCAAAAGTTCTTCTAGCAAGAGTATCAGTTAAATCATTAAATCCAATACTACCTCCAAAAATAGTTTTTCTAACTTCAGTTTGAAGAACACCATTGATTACTGTGGCCAGCAATATAAAATTATTATCATCAAAATCATCAAGTGCTTTTTTAAATAAACTTACGCTGATTCTAAGTCTATCTGCACCTGGAGCTGCATAATTATTAAATCCTTGAGAATTATCATTGAGAGTTTCATCTAAATCTGCATTTATAATTTCTTCATTTACAAATAATCCAATCCTATAACTGGGATTATTTGAATACTGGTCTAAAATTAAAGTTTCTTTGTTTACAGATACAAAATTTCCTCTTATAAAATAAACTCCATTATCGATTTGGAAAGAAGAACCAATAGCAGAGGCATCAGATTCAATTGTTGATGCTAATGGAGATCCTGCAGCAATAGTGGTGTTTCCAAGCAAACCTGAAGAAATAATTTCATTGCAAGAAATTTGTTCCCCATCTAAAAATGTTTGAGATGAATTGTTTGATGTGCTAGAAGACAGGTAGTTTACATAAAGTGTGAGATTTCCATTCTCAGAATCTTCTGGTTGTAGAATAGAATCGACAAAGGCGGTTACTCCAGACCTCTGCCCAGTTATTTTTGTTCCAATTAACTGATCGGCATATGCAGATACAGGAACCCCTTGAAATGCATTCTCTAATTGAACACAGTAATATATTTGGTTATATCCAGTATTTCCTGGAATTACTTTAGCACCTTCTTTAAAAAAATGTTGACCAAATTTTTCAATCTGGTCTTGCAGCATAGACTGAAGACTAGTTAATTCTCTAGCTTGTACAGGATATCCTGGTTTAAATAATACTTTATGATAATCGTTCGTGGAGTCAAAATCGTCAAAGTAGGGAGCTACATTGAGGTTCGTTTGTTGTGGCATAATTCTTTAGAACTGCAAAATAACTTTTATGTCTTCCTTTTGGTTTGACGATCTTGTAATAGATGGTCTGTTATCAACGTAAATTATATTACCAGAATGTTTTTTAACCTCTGGGTTGGCAACACCACTCGCAAAGGTTTGACCAAGATAGTATGTACGATTATTTATTACCGTAGATATACCTGAGAAGTTTTCATCAATAGTCAAATTTACTCCTGTAGATGGTGTAATTGTTAATGCTCCACCTGTTCCTGGAGATGATGTAAAATCATTTAAACTAAATCCATATTGAGGTTGAGTCTGAGCAGTTCCTACAGTATTAAATCCGACAAGAGATCTGTCCTGCCAGTACTTAAGAACTCCAGTGTTTTGATCATAACTTACAACCCTACCAACAGCTGTTGACCCTGTAGATATTGTTTGAGTAAAATACGAATCCGCAGTAAATGTTGCAGTGCTATATCCAGATCCAACTAATTTTAATGCTCCAAGAGCACTAGCTTTATCGACTGATAATATACTTGAAGATCCGAACTGCTCAGGATTTTCTACAACACCAACTCTAGCAATTTGATTTCCAGTTATAAAATCTGGATTATTATTATCATTTTCAATTCTAGAATACATGAGAACATTATATGCTCCCAATTCTCTATATACATCTGCACCATGTCCACCTTGAGGTGACATTATAACATTAAAAGTTGGTCTTGTTGTTCCTGTTGGAACTCCACCTGCTTCTAAATCTACATTTCCATATGTATAATCAGATCCTTGATTTGAAACAGTAACTCCACTTACTTGCTGGTTTCCATCAATAATAATAGTGCATTCTGCTCCTGATCCATCACCTTTAATAGGGACGGATGTATATGTAGAGTTTGCAGTTCCAAGTCCAACACCTTTATTAGTGACAGTTACAATTTTAATTGACCCATCTACTGCATTATCTCTAACTGCAGCATTATCAGTGGAAGTTGCCCAATCTGATGGGACAGGTAGATAATCTGTAGACTCAAATTTAGCAACATCGCTTGGTTTAATACTGAAAAGGTATTTCCAAATATAACCATCACCGCTGGTTCCTGCAGATCTTGGTTCTAAATCCGTAAATGTTGGTTCATCAAGAGATGGTCTTCCGGAAGGATTATCTACATCAATTCCATTTTGAAGACAAATATAAACTCTAAAATCACTATTCATAACAAAATAATTTGCCAGGTATAGTGATGTTGAACCAGAAACTACAGCAGTATTGGATCTACTATAATCATGACGATACATGTCATAACTTGTTCCTGAGGACCAGACAAGTTTGGGAACAACCTGCCTTACGTCAGCAGTATTGATTTTTTTCAAGGCCACCATGGTGTCCCAGTAATCATTTTCCTGATCAAAATTGTCTTTAGGTGATGGTGGATCAATATCCCAATCAACCTGATAATCTGCAGGATTAGTCAACCCAATAAAAGAATAATATGAATTGCTGGCATTAGAAACACCAGCAACAAAATTCTTTGCATTTAATATTCTAATCTGATCAGTTATAATAGCAGCCATTTGACGGACTTTTTTTCTTTATTTATTAGAGATCAAAGATCATAATTTTTAAATTTTAGGAAGTTTGATCTAACGACCATAGTCGCAGTTGAAATTCCAGATCCTTCTGCATAAGAAGAATAAGAATTTTCTTTACTTCTTGCCGCTATGTCAATTCTTCCCCAACTAAATGATCCAAAGAAGTCTGAGGTTGTAATTCCAGAGGATCCATAGTTGAATTGATTTACCTTGGTAAATACTCTACGCACATAAGTTGAAATTCCAGATATGCTTGTAGAAATTGAAACTGCACTATCAACTTCATAAACATTATCTGCAAAAACAGTTCCTAGTCCTACTGTGCTATTTGAGGCATCCAAAGATAATATGGAAGTTGAACTAGATCCAACATTAGAATTTTTAACAACAAAGTAATCATTTTTACTAATAGAACTAATAGTCAATGCTGTCCCTGCAATATTAGAATCTCTAAGGAAAGAATCGTATGGAATGTGGATATCAAAGATGAGTTGTGTTCCAATTCCAACAGTAGTAGTTCCAAATCCAACAATTACACCATTATCTCCAGAATAAGTATTTACAGATACCTCTTCAGTATTATGTGATGGTGGTGCAATTAAAACAACGGGAACACTAGTATTAGTATATCCAGTTCCAGCATTGGTTATCGTTACACTTGTAACAACTCCCGCAGTAATAGATGATGTTGCTGTCGCTGTCGTTCCAAGTCCAACTGATTGAACTGTACTTCCAATAGTCACCACTGGAGCAGAACTATATCCTGATCCTCCATTAGAAATAGATATTGAGGATATTGTTCCCAATCCAGTAACAGTAGCAGTTGCAGCTGCACTTACTTTGGAGTCTTGTGTAATAAATTTGATTTTCTTTTGGAATGTTAAATCAGTATCATTCTCATTTTGAGAATTAAATGTTGGTCTTAGATTATCAACATATATTGCTGTAGATCCAACTCCTACAGATTTTGTAATATATGCACTAGGATTAATGACTGGTTCATAAAGTTCTCTATTTTTACCAATAGCAATTTGATCGATGAATATGTCTTCAGTTTGTTTGCACCAAACAACTGGTCTTTCTAAAGTAACATCTTTAGTATTTCCAGGTCCAGAATATGAATTGGTTTGAACTATATTTGTAGATTTGATTAGATCCACAACTCTTTCATCTTCATCTAAAGATGATGCTTGTCCAATAGATGCATCATGTTTAATTTGAAGGGTATCACCCTTCTTAACAGTTTCAATTATATTTCTAAAGATTACATCAGTATCTCCTGTTCCTTTATAGAAGATAATACTAACAGAATCACCAACCTTCAATCCTTCAGTAAATGTTACAATACTTCCTCCGTCAAAAGTATATCCTTCACCAGGAACTTGAAGTACACTATTAACAAAGATAAGAAGAACATCTTGAACATTAATCTTAGATCCTTTTCCAGAAACAATTGAAATAGAATTGCCTGCTAGAGATAGTGGGAAATCTTTTCTAGACCCATCAATAAAATCATTAATATCATCCAAAACTTGCAATTGTCCGACAGACCAACCTGCAAATTTGTCATTAATAACTTCATCTATAGTAATTTTAAATTCAGAGAAAGATGAAGTTGTTGGTATTCCTGTAGATCCACCAATTGGAACAGTTAATATTTCACCATTTCCAAATCCATATCCAGTATTTCTGATTGTAAAATCAATAATACTTGATCCCTGACCAACAACAATATCAACTACAGCACTGGTTCCAACACCAACAGAGCTGGAAGAATATTGTAATGGAATATTTGAATAACTTAATGGATTATCAAATACAACATCAAGTGGTTTATTAACTTTACCACATCTTGCATAGAAGTGTTCTCTAGTTGAAATTCCAGTATTTACTTCAAAAGAAGTACTATTAATAATTCTTAGAACGTTAGTTTCTCCTGCAGCAGGATCTACTCCACTAGCAGAATTATTAACATTTCTAGGAGCAATTAATGCCGGTTGAGCAACTCCACTAGAACTGTAGAATGTTGGAACAGTTGAAACACCAGCATTAATTACAAATTCAGTTGCGCTGTTGACCGCAGTTACTTTGGATCCACAATATGCTGGGTCCGTTGTTCTTGGATATACATGAGTAGAAGATCCACCATCCAATCCACAAGTAAATGCTAATCCAGTGAGAATAACGTCACTCTTCTGTCCAGTTGTTGATAAATTATGTGGAGCAGATGTAGTAACAGTCATAATACCAGTTACATTATCATAAATTGCATTTGATACATTTACAGGACCAGATCCACTATAATCGCAAGTAAATGCAATTCCAGAAAGTGTAATTTGATCATCATAAGAAAGTCCGTGACTGGTAGAAGTTGTTACTGTAGTTACTCCACTAATATTATCATAAAGAACATTTGATACATCTCTTGGAGCATAGAATACTCTATCGGTAGAAATAGCAACTGAAGTAATATTTCCGTTTGAAATTACTGCTGTTCCAATAGAAACAATATTTGACTCAGACACAGAAGAAGTTCTTATTGCAACATTAACAGTTTGAACTCCTACTCTATATCCAGATCCACTATTTCCTATACTAATTGAAGTAATTGTTCCTGCTGCAGATACAACAGCAGTTCCTCCGGCAGAAACTAATGGTTGATATCCAAGACCTTCATCTGAACCTACTGAAACAATAATTCCACCTTTAGGGAAACTAGAAATACCTACATCAGGACCAAGTGGAACTGTATTGGTTCCTTGGAAAGCAACTGAAGAAATACCAGATGATTCTGAAATTACATACCCACCATTCAATCCAGGTGTTTGGAAAATATCATTGACTAAAATGACTGCATTTTCTGTGGAAATTCCAGGAACATTTGAATCATTTTGTTTCAGAGTAAATTCGTTTGAAACAGCGTTAAATTGACTTGATATATTATCAAAAATATAATTTTTATGATAAGAATCAT